CAATTGAGTATAATATAAATTTTTAATGAAATCACCTTTTTATTTTATTGTAGAACCCTGCAATGGAAGAAGATATGATAATATAAAAGAAATTGGAGGTATGGATTTAATTACCAGCACCTCTAAAGAAGATCATATTGCTTCTAATAGATATGCGAAAGTTATAGAAACACCTATAAAGTACACAGGCCCTGTTAAGTCAGGGGATGTGCTTTTAGTTCATCATAATGTTTTTAAGTACTATAACGACATGAAGGGTAGAGAGAGGAGTGGTAAGAGCTTCTTTAAGGATGATATGTTTTTTATTGAAGAAGATCAATTCTTTATGTACAAGCAAAATGGAGTATGGAATTCTTATTCAAAGTATTGCATGGTAAAGCCTATTCCTAAAAAAAATCATTATTTAAAAAGTCATGAAGAAGAAGAACCGTTAATAGGTGTAATAAAGTATTCTAATAAAGAGTTAATTAGTAAAGGTATTTTTGAGGGAGACAAAGTTTCTTTTACACCAAATAGTGAATACGAGTTTACAGTTGACGATGAAAAACTTTATAGAATGTTTACAAACAATATAACTCTTGTTTTTTAATATGGATGTAAATAAAATAAAGTTAGAAATCATAAGTGCTGGGGAACAAGCGGTAGAACAGTTGATTAGTGTTGCTAAAGAAAAGATTATAAAAATTGACGCTGAAGACCCTTTAGCTGCAGATAAGTTAAAGAATGCAGCAGCAACAAAAAAACTTGCTATTTTTGATGCTTTTGAAATATTAAATAGAATTGAAATAGAAAAAAACTTAATAGAAGGAAACGAAATAAAAGAAAATAAATCCGTACAAGGCTTTGCTGAACGAAGATCAAAATAGTTTAATAAAGGAATTGTTTAACTATATTCCTAAAACAATTATAACTAATAAAAACAAGGCTAAGTCTTGGAATTATGGGTACAATGAAAAGTATGACTGTATTGTAGTTTCTAAAAGCGGTGAAATTCAAGACATAGTTGAAATAGCAGGATTAAAAATAGCATTACCAAAACCACCAAAAAAAATACATTCAAGAAACAATAAGTCATCTGAACAGTATTGGGAAAACACTGAACTTCCAAAGGAGTTAAAATCAATAAAATCAATCTTTCAATGGCACGATAAACCTACTTCTTTTAAAAACAAGTGGGTTGATTACATTGAAGGTGAATTTGATAGAAGAGAACAAGGTTTTTGGTTTATGAGTAATGGTAAGTCTACTTACATAACAGGATCTCATTACATGTATATTCAATGGACTAAAATAGATGTTGGTTTACCTGATTACAGAGATTCTAATAGAGTTTTTTATCTTCATTGGGAAGCCTGTAAAGCAGATAAAAGAAGTTTTGGACAAGACTACTTAAAAATAAGAAGGTCAGGTTTTTCTTTTATGGCTAGTGAAGAGTGTGTAAATATAGGTACTATAACTAAGGATGCTAGGATTGGGATACTATCTAAAACAGGAGCAGATGCTAAGAAAATGTTTACAGATAAAGTTGTTCCAATTTCAAATAACTATCCTTTCTTTTTTAAACCTGTCCAAGATGGTATGGATAAGCCTAAGACTGAATTAGCTTATAGAGTCCCTGCATCTAAGATTACAAAAAGAAATATGTATGAAGAAGATGCTGAAGTTGTTGAGGGATTAGATACTACAATTGACTGGAGAAGTACAGGAGATAACAGTTATGATGGAGAGAAATTAAAACTATTAATACATGATGAATCTAAAAAATGGGAAAGACCTAATAATATATTAAATAACTGGCGTATTACCAAAACATGTCTAAGACTAGGTAGTAAAATAGTTGGTAAATGTATGATGGGTTCTACATCTAATGCTTTAGAAAAAGGAGGAGAAAACGGTAAGAAATTATATTATGACTCGGATGTTTCTAAAAGGAATTCAAACGGTCAAACAAAAAGTGGATTGTATAGCTTATTTATTCCAATGGAATATAACATGGAAGGGTTTATAGATAGATACGGAATACCTGTTCTTACAACTCCTGAAAAACCTGTAATGGGTATTGATGGGGAAATGATATCTCAAGGAGCTATTAATTATTGGCAAAACGAAGTAGATTCTTTAGCTAGTGATGCTGATGCATTAAATGAATTTTATAGACAGTTTCCAAGAACAGAATCACATGCTTTTAGAGATGAAAGTAAACAATCTTTATTTAACTTAACAAAAATATATCAACAAATAGATTACAATGATTTTTTAATAAAAGATCATTTTTTAACAAAAGGTTCATTCTCTTGGAAGAACGGAATAAAAGATACTGAAGTTATTTTTAGCCCTAATAAAGCAGGAAGATTTATAATTTCATGGACTCCTAATAAAGGTTTACAAAACAATATTATTACTAAGAACGGATTAAAGTTTCCAGGAAATGAACACCTTGGTGCATTTGGTTGTGATAGTTATGATATATCAGGAACAGTTGGTGGTGGTGCTTCTAATGGTGCGCTACATGGATTAACTAAATTTCATATGGATGAAGCTCCTATTAATGAGTTTTTTTTAGAATATGTTGCTAGACCACAGACTGCTGAGATGTTTTTTGAAGATGTATTAATGGCTTGTGTCTTTTACGGAATGCCAATACTTATAGAAAACAACAAACCTAGACTACTTTATCATTTTAAAAATAGAGGTTATAGAGGTTATAGTATTAACAGACCAGACAAACCATATAATAAATTGTCAGTTACAGAAAAAGAATTAGGAGGTATGCCGAACAGTTCAGAGGATGTAAAACAAGCACATGCTGCAGCTATAGAATCATACATTGAAAAGTATGTTGGATTTGATATGCAAGGTAATTTTAGGGACTCAGATGAAATAGGTTCAATGTACTTTATAAGGACTTTAGAGGACTGGGCAAGATTCGATATTAATAATAGAACAAAATTTGATGCATCAATTAGTTCTGGTCTAGCTATAATGGCTACTCAGAAGAACATGTATGGTCGCATTAAAAAACAATCAAAAATAAAACTTAACTTTGCAAGATACGATAACAAAGGAAGTTATAGTCAAATTATAAAATAAATGGAAGACGTAAAAGTAAATATTAATCCAACTGGTTTCCCAAGTCAGTTTGTTTCTGATTCTGTAAAAAAAACTTCTGAGTTTGGATTACAAATAGGGCAAGCTATACAGTATGAGTGGTTTAAAAAGGATGGTGGTCAAAGTAGATTTTATAATCAATGGGCTGATTTTCATAAGTTAAGACTATATGCTAGAGGTGAACAATCTGTTGCAAAATACAAGAATGAATTAGCGGTAGATGGTGATTTATCTTATTTAAACTTAGATTGGACACCTGTTCCAATTATACCTAAGTTTGTAGATATTGTTGTCAACGGTATGGCTGATAGGCTTTTTAAAGTTAACGCATATGCTCAAGACGGAATGTCTTTAGATAAAAGGAGTGAGTATCAGGTTCGTATTGAAAAAGACATGTTGGCCAAAGATGCAATGAAACAAGTTCAAGAATCATTTGATGTTAAAACATTTTCAATGGATGAGGAGGAGCTTCCTAATACTTCAGAAGAATTAGCTCTTCATATGCAGTTAAAGTACAAGCCTTCAATTGAAATTGCTCAAGAAGAGGCAGTTAATACTGTATTAGCTGAAAACAGATATAATGAAATTCAAAAAAGATTATACTACGACCAGACAGTAATAGGTATTTCTATGTGTAAGAATTCATTTTTACCTGGGTCAGGAATATCAATAGAATATGTAGACCCTGCGAATGTTGTTTACAGTTATACTGAAGATCCTCATTTTAGTGATTGTTTTTATTGGGGTGAAGTTAAAACATTACCGATAACTGAATTAATGAAAATAGACCCAACATTGACTAGGGTAGATATGAATGAGATTTCTCAGTATAGTCAAAGTTGGTATGATTATAATAATACAGCACAATACTATAATAATAGTTTATTTAGTAAAGACAGTGCAACTGTTTTGTATTTTAATTATAAAACAACAAATACTTTTACTTATAAGAAAAAAGTAAATGCAGCAGGTGCAGAACGATTAATAGAAAAAGACGATACTTTTAATCCAACAGAAGAAATGATGGATGAGGGGAGATTTGTTAAAGTATCTAAAACTATAGACGTTTGGTACGAGGGAGTTATGGTAATGGGAACTAACATTATACTTAAGTGGGAAATGTCAGAAAACATGGCTAGACCTAAATCGGCTTCTCAAGACGTTTATCCTGAATTTGTAGCTTGCGCACCAAGAATGTATAAA